TTAGCATTATGTTAAGCCTAATATTATAATTCTATAGGACACTTTTCTAAATTAAACGATCGGATCTATTCTCACTAATTTTTATAGTTATATAAACACTCGTACACGTAAATACTATTTAACTTTGTTTTTTTACTAAATTTTTATATAACCGCCCGGTAGGAATGGTTAAGCCTCAACTCCCTCAATCCGTTGAATTAGTATTTCCCGAAGACGTACTGAGGATTATATATTCCTATGTTTCGCATATTAAAAAACCACCTAGTACCGAAACATCACCTAGTTTAGAAAAAGAGCTTCGAAAAATTCAGGCAAAAGCCTACAAAGGTAAATCTGCTATGTATATGACTGAATTAGATTACTTTATATTAGATAGGTACGACTGTTATTGATATGCTACCAGCCTGTACAGAAGTTAAGTAACCCAAAGGGATACAACTTCGTACGACCGTAGTTGTGAAGTACACCCCCTTTCAGAGGGGTGTACTTAACTTCGGCACTTCACAGTATACATTAAAAATAGATTCAAATAATAAGATATATGTTTGAAGACGATTTGATTTGGTATAAGAGTTTATTTGAAAAGGGGTCTGATATTTTAGACAAATATCAACCAAAAAAAATTTACAGTGACGACCCGTATTACAACACCGCACTGACGTCACCCGAAGAGTATGTTAAAATGTTAGTAAACGCTGCTGGTCTTGAAAAGATAAAGTCCACAAACAACGGGGGAAGGCTATTTTCGAAAGAAGATATATTGCGAATAATTAATTTTATAACACCTGAAAAAGTCAAAAGATATGTTCATATAAGAAAAGCAAGCCATATATTGAATCTTGCGTCTAGTCCTTTTTTAAAAATCCATCTATCTGGTCAATGGGCAGAATCCTTCAGAAAGGCGAAAACAATGGATATATCTGTATTAAAAAAGTCGGATTCGGAAAATTATATTCGTGTATTGCTTTCGGCAATTTCACAACTGCTTATTGAAGGTTTCGATTTAGTTTTTCATTCGTCATTTAACTGGGATATACCACCAAATATAAATAATTTATTTGATAAATATTCTTACATACTTGATAACGAGCTTATACCAACAGAGGCTATTGACGAGCGATTTAAAAAACCACGTTATAAGGAATTATTTCAATATTTGGATAATCTACGCAAAAACCCATTTTCCCTTGGGGGTGCGTTAGCTAAAAGAAAATCAATAAGCAAACGCTTTTGCGAATGTATTAAAAAAGTACGTTCAAAAGTGACGGTTCGTAATAAAGGTTCAAATGAAGGAGCAGCCATTGCTATATGTACAAAATCCGTTTTACATTCCAAAGGTAAAACATTTCGCAAATTCAAGTGTAGTGGGAAAAGGCCTTATATTAGATTACAAAAGTGGGGTTTATTCGAATTTTAGACCTATACGTGTGACAATGAAATTGTATACCGCGAAGTCCCTAAGTTAAGTACACCCTTTGAGTGTAATTAATGTCGATACTGGCTTATACCTTTTTATTAAAATATATATATATAGAAATGTTTAAGTGTATAAGTTCTGATTGTTTTTATCTACGTAACCCGGACATTAGAAATAATGGCGGCACCCATTGTTGTAAATCTTGTAAATATAATAACGGTAATCATTGCCATTTATGTCAGAAAGTTGATATAGCCGATATTTATACAGACAATATCGAACAAGCTAAAAATGATAGTAGTGTATCTGTTGATATTAAATCTTGGAATATAAATTCAAAAGAACTAATTTTTTTTTTTGATATATTTCACAAAAATGACGAGCTTGTATTTATATGCCATAATTATTACAAAGATCTAGATATTAGTAAATTACACATTTCATGTAAAGGGATAGAATTGACCTTTATTGAAAAAATAATACATGAAGTAGGAATATATAAGTATAAATTTAAAACCGACGAACCAATTAATGATATTATAATTAATTATCTTGGAACTACGAAAACATATACACTTCAGCACATTCGTAGCACCTCAGATAATACATTAGCAATAACCACATTGTTTAAAGACGATTATTATCTTATTAATACATTTTACGATTATTATATTAAACAGGGTGTGAACAAATTTTACTTGTATTATAACGGCAAATTGTCTCCAGAAATTATTGCTATGTGTAATAAACCAGGAATAACACTTATCGAATGGGATTTTATATATTACTTTTATAATAATAAAACAAAAATTTATTGTGCTCAAAAAGGTCAAATTAATCACGCTTTATACAAATTTGGTAAAGATACTCATTGCCACATGATATTTTGTGATTTAGATGAATATATGTATATACCAAAAAAACGCCTGTTTGATTATATTGTTGAAAATCCAGATACAGATGTGTTTCGTTTCGAAAACAGATGGGCAAAATCAGTCGGTAATAAAATATTTATTAAGTTTCCAGATTCATTATATGTATGTCCAAATACCACTAAAGAGTTTAGAACAAAATGTGTCTATAAAGTACGTTCCATTTTTCATGTTAATGTTCACGGATGGAATAAAATTATTACTAATTATAAACTAACTCATAATAATATATATTTTTTCCATTTTTATTATTGGTCACGAAAAAAAAGACACTTGTTACAGTATATGGAAGATTTAATTAAAGTTGAACTTCTGAACTAAAAGATGAGGAACATTGTTTGAACTGTAAAATTTCAACATATTTTATATTACCAGCCCATGCCGAACTTACAAGGGCATGTAGGGTTGTTTGGACTGAAAAATTTAAGGTATTTTATATTTTATATTATGTAAAAACTACAAAATATCAGTTGAATAAATGGTATTAAAATCACTACGCATTCAGTGTCACCTGTATAATGATTAGTGTATAGATTGGAATTCATTGGCGAAAAAATTACTGTTTCAGATTATTCCTTAATCAATTCTCAAACCTTGCCTCTTGACTATCTATTGATGAATTAAATTCACCCGTTGGACTTATTAAAGGTGGGTCTAATATATATACATTCATGTGTCCCAATAATTTATAGTATTGTACATCTATTTGTGCAGCCATTAATTTCAAAGTTTCGAGTATTTTATGTATTGATTTTTGACGAACCATGTAACCATAGGCTCCCCAATTTGCTGCAGTTGTCATTTTGCCATCTCAAAATACCTTCGCTTATTTTTATTCCATGTATTCCACCTGCTCCAAAATAGATTATTTCCCAATCTGAGGGTATTCTTGTTTTCAAAGAGTCCCATTTCTTTATAAAATTAGGATCTATTATAACATCATCTTCACAAATTAAATGACCGTAGTTTTCTGGATAGTCTTGTTTTGAAAGATGAGTTAATAGCCTTTTATGACTCAACCAGCAACCTATTTCACCACCCCTTTGTAGCACTTTGGTTGATTTATAACTATCTTTGTTATTTACCCTTCTTGATAATATTTCCCCTACGCCATCCTCTACAGCTATTTTTTAATCTGTTTTCATCGCTTCCATATGTAGCGGCCCATCGCTGAAGGCTTACTGGTAGATACGATTCTTGTTTTATTATATTTTCTAGTCTTGCTTTATCTTTATCTAAATTTATAAACCAAGCAGTATTTATATCTGGTGTTCAGATAAAACTTAAGCTGTATACAAAAAAAACGGTAAGTAGAAATAATAATATTATCAGTATTTTCAACATTAGATGTTTATCAACCATTATTTAATTGTAGGTTATATTTTATATCCGGAAATGATATTTGTTGTGAGTTTTTTACACCCTTGCTCATTTTTACAATGGCAGGTTTGTAGCCAGTGCTTCATTCAAAATAGCCACAATTTTGACAATAATTCTTGGGAATTATTGTCAAAAACGGCAATTAAAAATGAATACCGGTCTAAAATTGGAAAAATTGTTTGTTATATTTGTAGGAATAAAAGGCCACAGTTGCACCCAGCATTTGTCCAACGCTATAACCGAGGAAACGCACAATATCTAACTTGTCATTTAAATACATAACCAACGATACAGCCGGATTTACATTAGCACCACTTATATTACCGATTAAAAAAATGATAGCCGCAAGCGTAGCACCTATTGCTGCAAAGTTTCCTGTTACTAAAATAGTTAATACTAAAAGAAATGTACCGAAAAATTCCGCTAAAAAGTTTAAACCTCTCATTTCTATTAAATATTAATATTTTATTGTGGCATTATAATTCCCGTAGGAGCTTTAGGTTTACCATCACGTGCGTCTAATTCCTTACTTGGTTCGGCTGGAGGAGCAACATATTCGATGATGTATCGCAAATCGGCTGGCTTCAATAAAAAACTATTTACGCCAAAAACCGCCGGGGCCGTATATGCCTTCAAATTATCGTCATCACTCCAGAAATTTAACGCTACAAAATGAACGCCTAATAAATGTGCTTTGGACCAGTTCCACGTATTTGTATTACAGTTAGGCTCTTCCATAGGCTGTCGTACAACTGTTAAGTTTTGTTGAATGCGTAATTTAGTAGGCCCCATATTTTGCTCAGGAATACTTACAACCGCACCAGGAATCATTTCTAAAGGTGTAGAACCTCTAGGTCCAATATTTATATAATCCCCTAATGGGTTTCCTCTGGGTGGATACATATTAGATATTATAATCACTTTTCCCATATATTGTGTTATAGGTGTCTTAAATAGATTTTCCATCCCACGGGCATTATAATACATAAAGTCCAATCTATATGATTCTATTGTCTGACTCAGCACATTTGCAACTTCCGTAAAAGTTTCCGGTCTTGGTTTTCCATTAAAACGTAACATAATGTAAAGAGGATCGTTCAAATAAGGGGCTTCAATCGATGCTTCATTTGTATTAGGTCCGGATAAGCCGAATGATAAAATTGTATCCATAATAGTTTTAAATGATAATTGGTTCATGGTTATTCTACGCCAGTTTGAACCAGGCTGCATCTCACATACAATTGGAGCAAATCGGTATTGTTTACCTGCTCTGTATATTGGAATATCAAGATATCGGGCTCCTGCCGCTAAGTTTAAACGTATTGCGTCCTGGCTCACTAATCCATCAGTTAATGGTGTAAAAATACATGGGCTACTTGCCGAAGAGACAAAGAAGTTTGTAAGCGCAAAATGAGATTCAGGAACCCCCTGAGCCTTTAAATCGTTTAGATATTGTTGTAAACCTTTTCTGCTTTTTCTTTGATCGGCATATATGCCAAATTTTTTTACAACATTGCGAAGATTGTGCCGTAAATTGCCTACAGTTTCCAATCTCCAATATACTTTGTTTAAAAAAATAAAAACTAAAATTAATACAACTATAGCTATAACGTAGACATACCACGGTAGACCACCAACCGAAGCGGTTTTTAACTTACCCATTCCTGCTGAAAATACCCCAAGCAATGCGGGATTTAATTTTGGAGTAGATGTTAATGATGCCGTTGACATC